CCTTATGTCTGAGATTCGCGATCGCCCTGTCGGCTCTCGGACCCAGAGTGAAATCTGGTCGCAGATCAAACAAGCACTCCGCCTGGCAGTCCGCCGGAAGTGGATCACCTATAACCCCACAGATGGCATCAAGGGTCCGAAGTCCGATCGTTCCGCTCGCAAGGCCGTCAAGCGTGAAGTCTTCGAGACTTTGAGCCAGCAGTTCGACAGCTACCTGCATTGGGTCCGTCGCCTCGACGCCGACGCAGAGCTGCCGATCGTCATCGCCTCGCGGATGGGTCTTCGCGCATCAGAGATGATGGCGCTGTCTCTCGACCGTCTGCCTTCAGTCGGGCAGAACGAAGTCACCGTCGATCGCGCATGGAAGCATGTCGATCAGAGCACCTACGTCATCGGCCTGCCGAAGCATGAGAAGGTGAGGAATGTCAGCATCTCAAGCCGCTGGCTGAACGAACTCCGGCTGCGCGGTGAGTCTCAGCACGGTGATGCTGCCCGGCAGCACAATCAATGGAGTGTTGATCAAGCCGTCGTGAATAGCGAGCGTTTGATTTTCGGTGGCCGGTCTCACCAGCAATTTTCCAACGCCTGGGATCGCGCTCAGTTCGCGAAGAACGGTTACCTGCTGACGGTCAGTGGGAAGCAGTCGAAGAAATATTCTGTGACGCCGATCTCTGCCGACATCAGTGATGAAGATCTGGCGCACCTGCGCTCAGGCCAGCATGGTGTCTCGAAGGGTTCGACCAGGACAGACGCTGCTGAGTTCGATACGAAGGCAGAGGCGGCGGCGCACTGCGGCGTGACCCTTCTGACCTGGCACGATCTCAGGCACTTCTATGCATCGATGCTCTTCAATGCAGACTTCTCGATCGGTCGCATCACCGATCTCATGGGCCACTCTGAAGAGAAAGTCACGCGCGACTATTATCGTGAGTGGATCTCAAACAACGAACGAGCCAGCGAAGAAGCCGACGCGCTCGAAGCAATGTTCGGCTGAACGAAAGATCTCCCTGAATTATTGCGCCGCCCCGAGAGGCGGCGCTTTTTTTATGCTGGGCGATAGTGCCAGCATTCGCGCTTTCCGATTTCGCTATTCACATAGAACTTATCGCGGACGATTATCTTGCGATCCAGCAAGCAATACGCCACATGGGTGACCGCCGCAGATTTGTTTTTATTCTCCGTCAAATGCTCTGAAACTAAACCGCTTTCCAAGATTGCTCGCACGGTGATTCCTTTGGGATGATTGGGATCAGCAATTTGCTCTGCCGTGAATTCTTTGCATTGCTCGGCGTACAAAATGTCGATCGCCTCTTTCAGCTCCTGAGAAACGCGCGTATTCAAATCTCTGCGCTTTTTCCTCCTTCCACCAACGCGAGATGGGCGGTGAGTAGGTGGTGGCAAATCCTCCTTGTCCAATTCATACCGTCTCGCGAAGTCTTCCGGTTTGATAATTTCCTGACCGATGTCGCCGATCACCAAAAAATCGCCAGCCTCGATCGTAAAATCCTTTTCGAGCTTGATGAATTCGACTTCAGTCTGAACTTTAAGTCTCGCTCGTTGCATTTTCTCCTCCTTGGTTTCGACCGCCATCTCTGCCCATCGCAGAGACTCCCTGACAGCCGTTGGTTTCCCCGTGACCCGTAGGTCATAAATCTTCTTCGACCCCCCTCAGCGAAGCTCTGTGTGAGCCGATTTTCAGGAGATCGCCCATGATTGCGCCGTATCCACAGAAATCGACGATATTATCCTGGTTCGAGGGATTTGATTCCGATCTGGCGAGTTTCATCAGCGCAAGCATCGCAGCAACCTGGTGCGGCTTGATCCAGGTGATCAGATAGGCAGACCACAGGTCCGCGATTCGCTGGTGCAGCTCGACATGATCGCCGTGCTCGACAGCTCGATCGCCGAGAACCTTGATCGCTTCTTCAAGCGGCCTGGTTAGGCTCATTGTCATCGAGTGTTTTGATCAGTGCATCGAGGCTGGCCCGCGTTACCCAGTACGGCGACCCCCGCCCCTCGCCAGTGAGCTGCTGCCCGTCGAGCCGCCCAACTTCGATCATCAGTTTGATCCGGCGGCGACCAGAATTTCCACCTTCGCCGAAAAGAACCATCGACGCATCGTAGATGGAGACGAACTTGCTGTTCTGGTCTCGATCAGTCATCGAACATCCCTTTCTTCGGCGATACGTTCTCCCGTGGCGTCTTCGTCTTCACGGCGACATTCAAATAGGTTGCTGACTTCATCTCAGCGTCTTCCGGCGGCGTTGGATCGTTCGACGTATCGGGTGCCTGTCCACGTCGCGAGACAAGAACTTTTTGTCGCTTGCCTGATGGATCGGTCCAATTGGCCCTGACTTCGTCGTTCGCCCATCCCGCGACTTCGTAGGTGCCAGCGGCAAGCGTTTCCTTGACGATGACATCACCATTGCTGAATGGCGGACGACGGCTCTGCCAGCCCTGGACGAACTGCATCGGCGTAATCGAGACCGGACCACGGTCGGTCTGAACCATCGAGACCAGGCCATCGCCCTCATTGCAGAAAAGATTCATAGAAAGTTTCGCTGGCTCAGCCATATGCGCTCTCCTTAAATTTCCCGATTGTTTTCAATTCTTCGAAGAGAGGAGGATCGTGTTCTTTCAGGTCGCTCATCTCCGCGCCGTTGTCCCGCTTCCATTCCTGCAGCTCAGAAGCGGAGCTGACGGCTTCGAGATCCTTCACGATGTCAATGTCTGAGAGATCGCGGGGAGAGGTAGCGGCTGGGCTGGATATCACCGCCACCTCTCCCGTTGATGATGAAGCAGGGTCTGCCACGGCAACCGCTGTGGGAGCAGTCGGAGTGACAGGATCTGCCTCATCGATCGAATCAGATGCGAGATTTCCGTCATCGTCTTCACCGGTCTGCGCGATGTTCGCCATCGCGGCGAGTGAGTAGCGTTTCGCATAAGTGATCGCGCTGCCCACGCTTTGCGGGGTGACCTCCCCCTTATTATTCGGCACGGCCTTGATCTTCATTGCAGACCGCATCCACTGACCGCTCTCATGGATCAGCGTTGTGATCAGGATTTCACCGTCTTCGCTTTGCCAGGGTGCCTGGGTGAATGCGAGACCATGCTCGCCGTAGATCGGCCTGACGATCCGCGTGATGACATCGAGGTCGGCGTATTCGGAATTGAAGAACGGATTCTTCGATGACTTAGGCGCGTTCCTCAGCGTAGCGTCGGCCTTTGCCTTGGCCTCTGCCAGCTTGTCTATCATCGATGACTGCAAGCCCTCGAACATCGGCGGCGCGACATCAGGCGCGGCTGGAATTTTATTGATCAGGTCACTCCTCACCGTCGTCATCTTCTTCCCCCTCCACCTCGATCTTTCCGCTGCCCAGGCATCTCTCGCAGGCCGTCTGCTTAAATCTGGTCTCGGTCAGTTTCCATTCATGGAATCCCCATCCGTCGCATTCAGGGCAGTCACGCTCCATAGAACGCTTGCTTCAGCTCCAGGATGAATTCGGGTGTGTAGTTCGATTGCAGCATCCAATAGGACCAATCTGGCTCGCACAGGTCCATGATGGCCTCCACCGTATCAGTGCGCTCCAGCATCCTCTGACGCTTCCGAGCTGTCGCTGCCGCCATCTCAATCGCCTCATTGAGATCAGCCTGCGGGATTTCAAAGATTCGATGATTGATACGATTTGCGTAGAGCAGTTTCGCGGTGCCTCCGAAGTGCTTTTGATAGTGCGCGATCTGCAGGACATCGCGATCGATTGGCGCGGCTGGCACCGAGTTATTCGAATAGCCAGACTTTGAATTGCTTGCTTTATCCCATCGCGTCTTCAGCTCGACGATCACTCCACCGCCTCTGCCGTCGCAGTAGCCGATCGATGGCACATCGACCCCTGGCAGTTCGATTGATACTCTCTCCTCAGTGTTGACTTCGTTCGCGCCGGTGAAGATTTCACGCAGGCCGGACACAGCATTTTCGAGGGTTTTGCTTATTGCTGAGCCATCGTCTGAAAGCAGGTGATCTGTGACTGAGTGATCTTTCCTATTCGCTGGCTTGTACGTCTGCAGCGTCGCGATCATATCTGCGACGGCCTCGCTTTCGGTCAGCGCGCCATTGACGACCTGCATGGCTGCTTCTCCGACATCAGAGCCAGCCTCCATTTTGATAGAACCGATTTTCGTGTAGTGCTTAACCCGCAGATCGGCCTCTGGATCACCAGCGCGCTGATCGCGGCGTGCTTCAAAATATTTGGGAAGGCGGTAGGCGTATTCAGCCAGTACGAGCCAGAACGGCGTATTAAGTTTTGAGGGGGACCAGTGAGATATCCCACGCGATTTGTAGTGCTCGGGTACTTTTGCCATCTCGAACTCCCTCTGCACTAGAATGCAAAGGGGACGAATTGGCGTCAATAGGTGACAAGTCGGTCTGGTCTAATTTCTTGTGGATAGCGCTGTGGAAATTCTTTTACAACTCGTCTGCGTCGATCGGATCGTAAGCGTCTGAGTAAATGGGATGCGCATCCATACCCTTCGCGGCACGGTTAGCGTTCGCCAGATCCATGCACTCGCGACAGACTGGCTCGCGGACACCATCAACAGGGAATGATGGCACGCGCTTGGGGTTGAAGCTGAAGATTTTCTTGCAGGAGAAACATTCACCATGCGCGAATGCAACGGTCATGGCAGGCGAACCTCGACAATTTTATCCATCCGCTCGATGTCTTTAATCTTTGCAGATCGCACTGTGCCATTGCGGACCAGCGAGATTACTTTCGCAGAGCTGCCGCCGTACCTCCAGATTTCTGCCAGGACACGATCGCCCTTCTTCATTCCGACAAGTACCCATTGTCCTTCAGAGACAGGCAGGACGGGATTGATGATGAGCGTATAGCCCTTAGCAGCGAACGGAGCGGCATCGTCATTATGAACGTGGACGGCGTATGCAGTGGGGACATCCGCCACGCTCGAAGGCCTCTCAACATTCATGCCAGTCACAACCATCTCAACCTCAAAGCCGTTGAGTGTCGCTACGCCCCAGACAGGAAGATCTGCTTTTCTCTCGGCCCCCACGACCGCACCAATCACTACCTCGTTTTCTTCCCCTTCATAAAGCGCTGTAACACTCACACCCAAAACGTCCGCGATGCGCGCCAACAATTCTGCAGAGCACTTGCGTTCGCCACGCTCGATGCGGCGATAGGATGCTGGGATCATTCCCAGGCCCCTGGCAAGCTGCGCTGCATTCAAGTGTGCGCGCTCACGAGCTGCAGCTAGGTTAAGGGGTCGCGCCATCAAATACCTTTCCCAATAATCGTACGAATTTTTGTAACTATTCCCACATGATGCGTTTCGCGGCGAGCCGGGCACTAGGTGTATCGGTCAGTGCTTCACGTCAAATTTCAGCGGCGGCATGACTCCCAGGTCGAAATCTTTGATGCCCTCCACGGGCATGCCGAATTCGCCCTCGAAGGTCGACGCCCAGTTTTGCAGATAGCCTGAAAGTTGCGCTGTGAAGCTCTCGATATCTCGCGCGATGTCTCTCCACTCCTGATGCCGCGCTAATCCGAGGACGTTGCAGACCGTCGCGATTTGCCATTCGCGCTCAGCCATTCTCGTGGGCGCGATCATGCGAGAGCGCTCGTCTTTTTCTGTCGGGTCAGTCCAATACCAACCTCGCTTAGCGTACCGATCTATCTGCTTGTAGAGCTGAGCTTGCGGCAAATTTATCGCCAGGTGTCGGATCGCCTGCGCCAGCGACCCGAAGTTTTCGTAAACGGACATGTCGCTGTAATAGTTGTAAGCAAAGTGCCCATAAAGAATCCGCAGATGGATTATCCGCTCGACCGTCACGATCGGTGAAATAGGCGTCCACGCGCCCTGCACAGCGTTCGCGACGTGGATCGGCCCTTCCGTCGCGGCGATCATGGCGTAAAGCCTGGTCCTAGCGTATGTCGCTACCAGCATCTGCGCGGTGTTGATTTCATCGAATTTTTCCTGCCCAAATTCCTTGGCGAACATTTCTGGCGCTCTGAAGCAGAGGTACATGTCATCGCAGAATGCCGAGATCGCCTCCGCCGTTTCAACGTCGATAAAATTGTGTTTCGGCAGCACTGTTGAAGTTTCCGACACGTCTATCCTCCCGGGGCGTGTTAATCGCGTCAGGGTGTCACACATGTCCTCCTTTGTCATCTATTCAACAGGTGACAACCTGTGCATCCTTTCGATGGATGGGAGGCGCACATGGATTTTCTCGATTACATGCGCGAGACAGGCCGCAGCGCGCGAGAAGTCGGCGAGCAGGTCGGTGTAACTAAGTCCTACATCCTGCATCTGAAGGCTGGGCGGCGACATCCAAGCGCTCCTCTGATGTCTCGCATTGCTAAAGCCACGCACTCGATGGTGACTTTCTCTGACTGGGAGCGGCGGCGAGAGCTGGACCCAACGCCGTGGGCTGCGGCAGATGGGGACTGAAGCTGCCATCCAGAAGCGCATTGTTGATTGGCTGGCCCTGGTGCTGCCACAGGATTCGATCATCCATCACTCTCCGAATGAAGGCATCAGGCACGTCTCGCATAAACGGAAGCTGAGATCACTCGGGACACGCTGGGGCTGGCCTGATCTTGAGATATTTGTCCCGCCGAAGGGCTTTCTGACCGGCGAAGATGGATACCAGTTCGCGCCGATCTTTCTGGAAGTGAAGGCAAAAAAAGGCCGGATGAATGAGAACCAGCAGGAGGTTCATCGCGCCCTGAGAAACTGCGCCTGCCATGTCGCCACCGTTCACTCGATCGCGGAAGTTCAAGGATTTCTGTCCACCAGGATTGAGCTCAACATCGGGAACGGAAACGCCATGCTTCTCCAGCAGCTCGATGCGGCAGCGGCATGACATACGGTGCCATCCTTGCTGACCCCCCGTGGCGGTTTCAGAACTGGTCCTCGAAGGGCGAGAAAAAGAACCCCAAGCGCCATTACCAGACGATGTCTTTGGAGGATCTGCGGGGTCTGGAGCTGCCTGCTGCTGATGACTGCGCGCTGCTGATGTGGGTCGTTGACGCACATATGCCGCACGCCCTGGAGCTGATCGAAGCCTGGGGGTTTACCTACAAGACCGTGGCATTCATCTGGGTCAAGCCATCGATCGGGATGGGGTACTGGTCTCGCAAGCAGGCTGAGCTCTGTCTGCTGGCAACCAAGGGGAAGCCTAAACGCCTCAGCGGCGGCGTGCGCCAGATTATTGAAGCTCCCAGGCGTGAACACTCACGCAAACCTGACGAGATTTACCGACGCATCCAGCAGCTCGTCGGCGGTCCATACCTAGAGATGTTCGCACGACAGTCCTGGCCTGGCTGGGACGCCTGGGGAGCAGAGACAGACAAGTTCGAGGCAGCATGAATGAGGATCTGCAAGCGATGGTCGTCGAGCAATACCTCTACTGGCAGCGTCATGGGTGGACGCACAGGGAGATGATGACAGCCTGTTGCCGACATTGGGGCATCAGCATGACCGGCGACGATGTGTTGCAGGAATTAGCGATAGCGTGGAATGGATTGGAGAGATGATGGGACGAAGACAATGCTACATCTACCCAGGTGTTCGCGGGTTCGTTGCCTGCGACGACTACCGCTGGACCAAGAACGATGCACGCGGCATTCCATTAACTGAGGTCTGCGCCAACTGCCGTGATGCGAAGCTCTCAAAGTACAGGCCAGAAGTTTTAACGGACCCCCAATACGCTCACGATGAGCCGATCTATGACGGCCAATCACCACACACATTCCAGATCGATGAAGACGCTTAGCGAGTGCACTCCCCTCCAGCGTGTTCTCTACTGCTCGATGGAAGCGAGAAGACCGAAGCGTGAGCCGTTGAGGGGTTTTGAGATAGCCCTTTTCACGGTGCTGATATGCCTACTGATTTCGATCATCTGAGCCGCCGCGAACGAGCTCTCTGGTCTCAGCGCCTGGCACGGACAATGGTCGATGCCGAGCTCTCTGTGGATGCTGCCGCGCAGCTCTGGGGTCTGACCCGGGGACAGGTGAATCACATCATCAGGAGCGACACCGCGAAGGTGCCTGAGCAGGTCCGGCAATGGCTGTCGAGACACGCATCTGAAGAGTGATTTAAGGGGGGTTACATGGTGTCATCGGGGGGTCTTTTGAGCAGACGCAACTGTCACCAAAATCGACCAACCTGCGCAGCGAAGCGCTATCGCTTCGTTGCGCCTGGGTGCCTGCGCGTCATCAGCTCGCTAATCCAAAAGGCTAGAGCTGAATGTCGCGCGCCGAGGTTGTTTTGATGAGTCTTGGGGATGCTCAAAAGCGAGATGCTTACTATGGGTGACCCAAAAAAGGTGTCAAGCCTACGAATAAACACAGACTGCACGCCCCGTGACGAGCGTGTCGATGCACTACTGCGAAAATCAAAAAAGACCCTCTCTCGGAGCTATCGAGAAGCCATAGCACGCCAAAAGCTCAGAGATAGATATCTGAATGATCTCCTCGATGATGACAGCTGATCAACTCCACCAGCTCTTCCTCGAAGCAGCCCAGACAGAGGCCTGGATGCCTTCCGCCTGGCAGCGGGCGCGGACATCGTTCTGGCCTGAGATGCAGGCTGAATGGTTGAGCTATGCAGACCCTGAAACGCGAGTCAGGCTCACGCCATCGAGCGAGCAGATCGATCGGTATGATCTAGCTATGAAGTTATCACTGATACTTGAAGACAAAGATCGACAGCTGATCTGGGCTGTCGCCTATAGCGCAGTGAATAGAGTGAAGCCGCATTACGCGAGGATCGCCAGGCAGAGGCACGTCGATCGGCGAACGATCAAGCGTCAGTATATGGCTGCGCTGGTTGCTCTTTCACATCGTCTGGAAGACTGATGACATGGTGTGATGCAGTATGCACAGAATGTCACCGTTGACGAAGTGTACCTGCTTTTGTAGTGGAACCATCTAGGCTCGATTCTTCGCGCCGAATTCCACCAGGACATTGAATGAAATGCTGCGCTGTCGCTCTCATGGCGCTGTCTCTGCTGTTGCCTGCCTCTCAGGTACTTGCGAACCCCCTGTCTTGTCGCACCGTTGTGGATGCGAGGAAGTTCAGCGAAGAGCACGGGCTGCGTCTGGTCTGGATGGGGATCATCCAGGGCGGGGCAATGGTTGCTGAGATCCGGCAAGACACCGAGGGATCGTGGGTGCTGTCACTGCTGACACCTATGAAGGTCTCGTGCTTGCAGCTCTATGGACAAGGCGGACAGATCGTGAGGCCAGACCGCCAGGCACTCGAACAGCCCGAGGTGCAGACGCCATGATCGTCAGGTGCAAGGCGTGCAGCCACCAAGGAGAGCTGAGACGTAGCGACGATGGATGGCACTGTGCTGCATGTGCAGCGCTGATCATGGAGCTTGATGACAGCAGGCCGTGCGATACGGAGAGAGAGAGTGAGGATTGACAGGTGTGATGCACATCGGCATCGCCTTTCCCGCGCGAGCTCTGGCTGCGATCGAGGCTAGGTACGCCAGAGGTACGCATCGGGCAGAGCTGAGAGGCTAACCCCCTGCCCTGCTTTAATTATTTTCTTTGATCTTTGTGGTGGCGAACCACTCTGTCGCTGGTGGCTATGCTCGATCGGCGCGGCGCGGCACGCTGTAACGTAGGCTGAGCGCGGGCTTCCGCGTTTTCGACAACGGCACCCCCCACCCCCCCGAAAAAGTGGCGGGGTATGTATAGATATATATACCCGCTCGGTGGCCCCATCCCCACACACTGAGCACACACACGAAAGGAGCACTCATGGGTACTTACACCGTTACCGGCAACGTCAACACGCTACCCGAGGTCTATGCAGACGCAGACGGCGGGAGCACTTCTACCGGCGTGACTGTCATCATCGACGACGCCAAGGTCGTCAACAAGCTCGAAGCCTCGCAGGTTCTTCGTGCCGTCGAAGCCAGAATCCTCTCCGATACCGTCTACCCGCCAGCATAGCCTGACCACCTGCGACTGGTGCGGCCAGGTGACAAGGCTTGTCTGGTTGCATGGTCATGCCCAGTGCGGATCGTGCCATCGTGTCTTGATCGAATGCTGCCAGGGTGAGCAGACGTAATGGAAGCGCTTATTCTCGCGATCGGCGTGAAGGCTTGCTGTATTGGCAGCGCGACCATCGGCGGTGCATGCAACTGGGCTGTCAATCGTGCCATCAAGTGGATCGACCTTGTTATCGCCATTGGCGTGGGATGGATCGCTGCCGAGCTGTTCCTACCACCTGTGATGATGCACTACGAATTAGACATCACCTGGGGTCCGGCGCTCTCGTTTCTGATTGGCTTTTCAGCCATACGCCTACTGCCAGTAATTGAAGCGCGGATACGGAAGCTGATCGAGAAATCGTGACCGAAATAGAGATCCCTTACGCGCCAAGGGACTTGCAGGCTTACTTACACCAGGAGATATCCAGAAAGCGCTGGTCCTGCCTGGTCCTGCACAGGCGGGCAGGCAAGTCTGTCATGTGCATCAATCATCTCATACGGGATGCTGTCACCACAGACCTGGACAATGCCCGATTTGCGTTCCTGACCGGGACGTACAAGCAGGCGAAGTCGATCATGTGGGACTACACGAAGCAGTTCTGCAAGCCGATACCTGGCACGCGGTATCACGAGACGGAGCTCAGGGTCGATTTGCCGAATGGCTCAAGGATCGAGCTCCTGGGCGCGGATAACTATCAGACGCTCAGGGGCAGATATTTCGACGGCATCGTGCTCGATGAGTATGCAGACATGCCTGAGCCTGTCCTACCTGAGATCGTCAGGCCAGCGCTGTCTGATCGCAAGGGTTACATGATCGCGATCGGTACACCGCGAGGACACAACGCATTTTATGAGCTGTACCGGGAAGCTGTGAACAGCCCCGATCACTGGTTCGCTTATCTGGCCGGTGCTTCGAGCACAAAGATACTTCCTGAAGACGAGCTTGAAGCCGCCAGGACGATGATGTCCGAGGATGCTTACGCCCAGGAGTTCGAGTGTTCCTGGGTCGCCAACGTGCCCGGCAGCATCTGGGGCAAGGAACTGCAGAAGATCGAGGAAGACGGGCAGATTACAGAGGTGCCATACGACCCGGCGCATCCTGTTCATACGGCCTGGGATTTGGGTGTCGCGGACGCGACGGCGATATGGTTCTACCAGATTGTTGGGAGAGCGATACATGTTATTGATTATTATGAAGAAAGGGGCGAAGGCCTGCCGCATTTCGCTCGCGTTCTCGATGAGCGTGATTATCTATACGGTCGTCACTATGCCCCTCCTGATATTGCGGTACGTGAGCTGGGGACTGGCCGCAGCCGCATCGAAACTGCATACGACCTCGGAATCACTTTTCGAGTGGTGCGAAAACTACCGGTCGAGGATGGTCTCCACGCTGCGGCGATAACGATACCGAAGACATTCTTTGACAGGCGTACATGCGAGCACGGCCTCGAAGCTCTCAGGCACTATCATCGTGCATATAACGAGCGGACCAGGTCTTTCAGGATGACGCCTGTTCACGATTGGTCGTCTCATGCCGCCGACGCTTTCAGATACATGTGCGTCGGTATTGAAGACGATGCGAGGTTCCCCGGGCGCGCGCCGCAGGCGCATGCCGAAATGGAATATCAGGTCTTTGCGTGACGCTTGGAGAGACTGATCACATAGAGCTGCTGCTCGATGAGACTGAAGACCCTTACATGGGGCCGATCGATTACGAGATCGCTGCCTGGATTGAAGAGCGGGTGCCGTACACGCAGAACCTGGAGCCGTGCAGATGCATAGCCTTCAGAGAGCGTGGCGGGCCGATCCTCTACGGCGGTGCTTTTAACGAATTCAGAGGGCGCGACGTTCAGTACCACGCGGCCTGTGACGACCCGTCCGTGCTCACCCGATCGAGGGTGCAGTTGTTATTTCGCTATCCATTCGAGCAGCTCGGCGTTGAACGCATTTCATGTGTGATTGCTGCGAGCAATAAGAGAAGCCGCAGGGTTGTTGAAGGCCTGGGCTGGGCGCACGAAGGCACGATCAGAAGTTTCTACGCCGACGATGAAGATGGCGCTCTATACGGAATTTTGAAATCAGAATGTCGATGGATTTGATCAATGGGTAAATCAGCGCCGACACCCTCCCTACCGCCGCCACCTCCTCCACCGCCGACGACTCCTGTTCGCGCTATTGGCGATTCTGAAGACAGGACGCCGACAGAGGTTCTGGCAGAGCGTGAAGAAGAGCGCGAGGCCGTGGTTACCTCGCCGGATACTGAGCCGACGCCGATGCCACAACGCGAGCGCATCATGCCTGCCTCAGTGATCGATACAGAGACGGCGGGCCGGAAGACTGAGCGCGAAGTCGCTAGTCGAAAAGGACGCCGCGCCACAAGAAAGACAGGGCCACAAGGTCTTCTTTCACCCGCGCCGGTCATCAAGAGAGGCCTGATGGGTTACTGATATGAGTAAAGTTGTTGAAACAATCGCCAAACCGTTTGCCAGATTCTTTGGCCCAAAGCCGCCGCCACAAAAGTTGCCTGCCGGTTATGAGTATAAGGAAACGGTCGGCGATCCATTCTATGAACGCAGAGGTCAGGAAGGCGAGAGTGAACGCCTGACCCCCGATCAATTCAAGCGGCTGAAGGGCACGCAGGTGTCCGCAGATAACGACCCGACGCAGGGTTTTAAGCTCGTGACGCCCAGATCATTCCAGGTCGTGCCGATCCAGCGCGCTGCTCCAGCTCCAGCTCCGGCTCCAGCGCCAGCTCCAGCACCAAGAGAGGGCCGCGCACCTGCACCACCAGCTCCACAACCAGCTCCAGCTCCAGCTACCCCAGCTCCCGCGCCACGTCGAACTACAACACCTACTACGCCCGCGCCCGCGCCTGCTGCGCCATCGGTGCCTCCCTCACCGATGGGCACTCCGGCTCCAACAGTTATTCCTCCTCCTGGTGGACCGCAGCCAAGTCAGCCAGCGCAACCGAGTACACCTGCCAGGCCTGCGGTGCAGGCAGTCACGCCCCGTCCCGTTATCTCGGGGGCAAGCCCTTCGACCACAACGGCGGCACCAGGCAGGCCTCGGGGGCGCGGTCGTAGCCGATTCGTCAGGACAACGCCGGTCGGTCTGTCTAGGCAGGCACTTACGCAGAAGAAAACTCTGTTAGGCGGATAGATGGCTAGAAACGAACGCGAGAAAGAAAAAGTCGGCACCCTGCTCAACAGGTTCTCCACGCTCAAGACACAGCGCAGCGTCTGGGAAAATCACTGGCAGGAAATCGCCGACTATATGGTTCCGCGCAAGGCGGACATCACCCGGAAGAGAACGGACGGAGATAAGAGAACAGAGAAGATATTTGACGGCACTGCCATTCATGCTGCCGAGCTGCTTACCGCTTCACTGCACGGAATGCTGACCTCGGCATCGATGCCCTGGTTCTCTCTGCGATTTACCGATCCGATGCTCGATGGCGATGATCTCGCGAAAGAGTGGCTCGAAGGTGCTGAGAAGGCCATGTACGACGCCTTCGCCCGATCGAACTTTCAGGAACAGGTTCACGAGCTCTACGCAGACCTGGTCGCCTTCGGCACCGCTGTCATGTTCATCGATTCTGATGACATCACGCAGCTCAGGTATTCAACCAGGCATATCGCTGAATGTTATCTCGCTGAAGACGAACACGGTCGGGTCGATACGGTCGTGCGGAAATATAAAATGTCCGGCAGGGATGCTCGGACGCTGTGGGGTGATGATGTCGGCCCGGCATTGAAGGGAAGGATTAAAGACAACCCCTACGAGATGCTTGAGCTCCTGCACTATGTGCAGCCGCGAGACGAACGAGATCCTGGCATCAAAGACAACATGAACATGCCGTGGATGTCGTGCCACATAGATCCAGAGAACAAGTGGCTGATAGCTGAGTCGGGCTTTGATGAGTTCCCTTATGTCGCTCCGAGATTCCTCAAGGCCTCGTTCGAGCAGGGTTACGGAAGATCGTGTGCAATGACGGCATTGCCTGACACGAAGATGTTACAAGAAATGTCAAAGACGACGATCAAGTCTGCACAGAAGCAGGTTGATCCTCCCCTGCTCGTCCCTGATGACGGCTTCGTCCTGCCGGTCCGCGTTACACCAGGCGGGCTGAATTTCTACCGATCGGGGACAAGGGATCGCATCGAGCCCTTGATGACCGGTGCTAACACACCGCTGGGCCTGAATATCGAAGAGCAACGCCGCAACGCTATACGTCAGGCATTCTTTGTCGATCAGCTCATGCTGCGTGAGTCGCCAAACATGACTGCAACAGAAGTCATTGCCAGAAACGAAGAGAAGATGCGTCTGCTCGGCCCAGTGCTCGGAAGGCTGCAGGCAGAGATGTTGCAACCTCTGATCACCCGTTCCTTCAATCTTTTAGCGAAGCAGAAGATATTCGAGCCAGCACCGGAGTATCTGCAGACCGGGAATATAGACATCGAGTACGTCTCACCGCTGGCGAAGGCGCAGCGTCAGGGCGAGTTGAACTCCACCATGCGGATGTTCGAGATCCTCAACCCGCTGGCACAGCTCGACCCCTCGATCTTCGACTACATCGACATGGATGGCCTGGTGCAGTTCGTGACCAAGACGGTCGGCGTTCCGGCCAGCGTCCTGCGTCCTGAAGGCGAAGTGATGGCGATGCGTGAGGAGCGTGCGCAGCAGCAGGCTCAGCAGGCGCAGCTCGATCAGGCCAGCCAGGTCGCTGATGCGGCAGGTGCGGCAGCTCCCGCGTTGAAAGCTGTCGGCGGTATGACGCAGCAATGACGCCACAGGAAATTCAGAATCTGAGGAATGCTTACCGTCTTGTGTTCGGCACGACGGACGGTCAGAGGGTTCTCAGCGACCTGCAGGCCAGATGCAATTTTTACCAGACGACATGGAGCGAAAAGCCTGGCGAGACTTTCTTCCTGGAAGGCCAGCGTCACGTTGTCCTGTGGATCATGGACATGCTGAGAGACGACGACAATCGAGAGAGACCAACACAAGCAGAGGAGTAAATCGTGAGTGATGTCGCAGAAGCTCAAGAGGTAGCCCCCGAGGGGTCTGGCGAGTCTGCAAGTGCAGATTGGAAGACCGGGCTGTCCGAGGAATTGCAACGCGATCCGTCGATCGCGCACATCCCCGACGTGCAGACGATGGCGCAGAGTTACGTCAACGCTCAGCGCATGGTCGGCGCGGACAAGATCGCCATCCCCGGGACACACGGCACCGAAGAGGAATGGAACCAGGTCTATTCAAAACTTGGTCGTCCTGAAGCGCCAGAAGGCTATGAGCTCGAAATGAATAACGTCCCTGACGGGATGGATGCGAACCCGGAGCTGATCGGATGGTTCCAGCAAACCGCTCACAAAGTGGGGCTGACACCGCAGCAAGCTCAGACGCTCGCCGATGAATACAACTCGATGGCGGGTGTCGCCGAGCAGTCGCCGGGCGATGCAGCGATCGAGGCCGAGGCACGCGAGCAGGAAGGCATTCGCGAGCTGCAGAAGGAATACGGGAAGGCTTTTGATAACAAGGTTGGCATTGCCAAGGCTGTCATGCAGGAACACGGCGGTGATGGTCTCCTCGAACTCACGCTCGAAGACGGCAGGCCTCTGGGATCGCACCCTGACCTTGTCCGCACGTTCGCAAACATTGGAGACATGATGCGCGCCAAGCTCGGTGAGGACTCGATTAAAGCTCCAAAGTCAGACGGCTCGATCACGCCTGATGACGCGCAGCGCGAGCTCGCAAAAATTGAGACGCCGGGCGGTCCCTACTGGGATCGAAATCATCCAGGGCATTCGGCAGCGGTAGCCGATGCTCTCAGATTAAGGGAGTTCGTACATGGCGATGACCCCGTATAAAGACGCTGACCTGCAGGTCATGCAGCTCCGCGCGAAGGTTTTAGAGACGGCCTTGCATTCGGCATCGGTAAACACGATCAAGTCACCGATGGAGTATTGCGAGGAGTTGTGGTCTTGGGTCGCGGACGTGGGACAACCGGAAGAAGCACCGGCCCCGAAGACGCGAGCCAGGCGTGCAACGAAGAAGTCAGGGTAGCGTCAGTAGCGTCCTGCTGACTGCTGGAAAGACAGCGGAGTAGTCGGCCTAACCGGCAGGAAGGTCCGCGATCCTGCGGATAGCCCTCTGAGAACTCTCGTTCTTGGAGACCTCAATGAGTACGCAGATCACTACTGCGTTCGTCAATCAATTCTCCGCAAACGTCGCCCTGTTGGCGCAGCAACGTGGTTCGCTGCTCCGCAAGGCCGTTCGCGTGGAAACGGTGACGGGCGAGAAGGCGTTCTTTGATCAGGTTGGTTCCGCCGCCGCAATTCAACGCACATCGCGGCATGCGGATACGCCATTGGTAAACTAGTTGCCTGGCAGGTTGGAAACAGCTTGCTGAAAATCGCTCAAATTCGGGGAAGCCTTTAATCTGGTGATCCCGAGCCAAGCCGCAAAGCGGAAGGTGTAGAGACTTAACGGGCGAAACCGTAACGCTACGGGCGACGGTCAAGAGAAAGTCCAGACCACAAACAGCATTTTTGCTGGCGGCGAAAGCCGTAGCGGGTATGAACGACGCCTCACTCACGTCGGCAAGTCGCGCTGACAGACTATGAGTGGGCCGACCTGATTGACGATCAAGACAAGGTGAGGATGTTGGCTGATCCAACATCGACTTATGCCCAGGCAGCAGCCGCAGGCTTAGGTCGTGCAATGGATGATGTCATCATCGATGCCGCAATAGGCACGGCGAAAACGGGTGCTTCGGGTAGCACCTCGACGACGTTGCCTGCTGGTCAGAAAATTGCTCACGGCTCTGCGGGCTTGACGATTGCCAAGCTCATCAGCGCGAAGAAAATCTTGGATGCAAACGACGTTGATCCAAGTATCAAGCGCTGGATTGCAGTAAGTCCTGAGCAGATTGAAGACCTGCTCAACAACACGACAGTAACGAGCTCAGACTTCAACACGGTAAAAGCTCTCGCAACTGGCGAGGTCAATTCCTACGTTGGATTCGAGTTCATCGTTACTAATCGGCTGGATGATGACGGCACCTCCCGCCAGGTAATCGCCTGGGCAGAGGACGGCATCACTCTCGCCGTTGGTAAAGACATGTCAGCGCGAATCGACGAGCGTGCGGACAAGAGTTATTCCACCCAAGTGTATGCCGCAATGTCGATTGGCTGCACGAGGATGGAAGAAGAGAAAGTCGTCGAAATCGCGTGCAACGAGTAGACAGGAAAGGAATGACAGATGGCTAACGTCAATACTGATCTCGTCACGAATTTCTTGGCGAGCCCGCCCGTTCATAACCCTACGCATGAACTCGGTGGATCAATGCGCGTTGCTTGCGGAACGGTGGCTCTGGCCGCTGGCGATTTATCTGCAAGCGATACCGTAATGTTGGCGCAAGTCCCGACCAATGCCGCTGTTGTAAGCATCAAGCTCTACAACGACGACCTTGATTCGGGTACGACCAACACTTGCAATGTCGGCCTTTACACCGCCGATGGAGACGTAACTGCCAAGGATGCAGACTGCTATGCCAGCGCAATTACAGACCTTCGGGCTGCTGTGTTGACAGGTACAGAAGTTGCGTTCGAGGCTCGCAATGTGAACCTCATGGGCCAGCAGGTCTTTGAGGATGCTGGCGACAGCACCGACCCAGGTGGCTACTACCTGATTGGTCTGGCGTTCCCGGCAGCAGGTGACACGGCTGGCGATTTGAGCTGGCTCATCACCTACATTCTCGACTGAGTATCGGGGGGGCTTCGGCCCCCCCTCTTTCTTTTTGAGGATTCTGCATGACATCGAATGTGGACATCGTAAACAGTGCGCTAAACATGGTCGGTAGCTCGATCATCACGTCGCTGACCGAGGACTCTAAGGCCGCGCGTGTCTGCAATCAGCGCTACACGTTCATCCGCGATGCCGTGTTCCGCGCGCATCCCTGGAATTGCCTGATCCGCAGGGTCAAGTTGGGGCAGGATGCTACCGCTCCCGTGTACAAGTTCGCCTACCGATATAGCTTGCCCTCCGACCCTTACTGCCTGCGCGTTCTCACGATCTCGGATGATGGAGACGACGAGCGGCGAGACATCGAGTTCAAGGTCGAGGGCAATCGCTACCTGCTGACGGATGAGGGGACGGTTTACATTCAGTACGTCGCTCGCGATGAAGACCCCAACATGTACGATTTCCTACTGATCGAAGCTCTGGCTGCGCGCCTGGCGTCAGACATCGCCTACCCGCTGGTTGGGTCAAGCACCCTCAGCACCAACATGTTCGCGATGTACGAGATCAAGCTCAAGGAAGCGCGGTTTGCGGACGCCCAGGAGGGCTATCCAGACGCGATCGTTGCAGACACATTTATTGAAGCGCGATTCTAAATGGCGCAGGCGTCTCCTGCATTCACCGCTTTCACGGCTGGTGAGTTCTCTCCGCGTCTTCATGGCAGAACCGACCTGGCGAAGTATGGTTCTGCTGCGGAAGAGATAGAAAACTTCATCGTCCATCCCCACGGCGGTCTGACCCGGCGACCTGGCACCGAGTATATCGGGGAGATTAAAAACTCATCGGCGCAGAGCAGACTCATACCCTTCGAGTTCTCTACCACCCAGGCGTACATCCTTGAATTCGGCAATTTATATATGCGCGTCTACAAGGATGGCGGCAGGGTCGTTGAGGGCAACAAGACGATTACTGCAATTACAAAGGCAAACCCAGCAGTCGTGACCGCGACCTCACACGGCTACGACGATGATGAGCATGTTGTCATCAGCTCAGTCGCAGGCATGACGCAGGTGAATGCACGCACTTTCAAGATCGACAACAAGACGACAAATACGTTCGAGCTTGCCGGAATTGATAGCAGAGATTACTCGACCTACACCTCCGGCGGCGTGGCGAATGTCGTCTATGAGATCGCGACGCCTTACACGACCGCGCAGCTTCGAGCCTTGAAGTTCGCGCAGTCAGCGGACGTTATGTACATCTGCCACCCAAGCGTCAGCACGCGGTCGCTGACCAGGACGGATCACGATGCCTGGACGTTAAGCGAAGTGGATTTCGTCAACGGCCCGTTCCTCGACGCTAACGTCACGACGACAACGATTACGCCCAACGCCCGATCTGGCAGCGGTGCAACGCTGACTGCTTCCGCAAGTCTGTTCGCCTCGACCGATGTCGGACGGCTCGTGAAGATATTCAACGGCTATTTTGAGATCACCGCCTTCAGCTCGGCGACAGTGGTCACTGCGACCGTGGGCACGATGCCGGACGGCACTGCAGAGATCCTGCCAAGTTATACGGCGACGACGATCAGTTTTACGGAAGGCGATCCTGACTCGACAGGCCTGGAACACAACGATCGTTTGACAGACACCGGGAGGAACTTCATCGACGAAGGCTTCACCGCCAACATGGTCGTCACCATCACGGGAAGCACCTCGAACAATAAGGCAGTGAAGATCGTCCAGGTGACTGACGATACGATGCTTCTCAAGCCTGCCGATGATCTGGTGACAGAGGCTGCAGGCGACACGGTCACGATCGTGGGAACGCTCGGCGCGACAACGGATTGGGCGCTGGGTCACTGGTCAACGACGACCGGCTTCCCTGGCGCTGTATCATTCTATGAAGAGCGTCTGGTCTTTGCCGGTTCTACGGATTACCCGCAGACGCTGTGGTTCTCCAGCTCCGGCGATTATGAAAACTTCACCGGCTCAGAGGTCGATGGTTCGGTCATCGATACGAACGCGCTGACGTACACAATCGCTTCCAATCAGGTAAATGCTATTCGCTACCTGTCAGCGACGAGATCGCTTCTTGTAGGCACGGTCGGCGGCGAATTCGCGGTGAGGGCTTCCGGTGCGGACAGTCCGCTGACACCGACGAACGCACAGATCAAGAGACAATGCAGTTATGGCTCGGCAGATGTCAGACCGGAAACGGTGGCAAACGTCACGCTGTTCCTGCATCGCAATTCGAGAAAGGTGCAGGAGCTCGTATTCGATTTCGATAGCGACTCTTATAAAGCGCCTGACCTGACGATCCTGTCGGAGCATGTCACCGAGAGCGGCATCGTCGAGATGGCCTACATGAAAGAGCCGGACTCAATCCTCTGGTGCGTTCGTGACGATGGTGTCCTGGCGGCGATGACGTACCGCCGCGACGAAGATGTCGTCGCCTGGCACCGGCACAAGATCGCGGGGAAGTTTACGAAATCGGCGGTTGATTATACTTACGGTCATGTTGAATCGATCGCGTCGATCCCCGGCACCGCGAGTGAGGATGAGCTCTGGGTCATAGTCGCGCGGACTGTAGATGTACCGTTGCTTCTCAGCGCAGGCGCGGACACGACAAACAATCGGATCAATGCAACCAATCATGGCTTATCGACAGGCACCGCCATCACGTTCGATACCAACGGCGTCGTGCCCACGGGCGCGCAGGCTGGAGATGACACCAATATCTTCAAGGCCGATGGCGCGACGGTCTATTTCGCGCGCAACGTATCGACCAATGTCTTTTCAATATTCATTGATTCTGCTGGTGCGTCTGCAGATACAGATGCGAAGAAGATAGCTTTCTCAGACGCTGGCACTGGCACCATGACGGTCTATGCATCAACTAGGACGACCGCGACCAAGAGATACGTCGAGCGGTTCAAGCTGTTTGATTTCGGCACCGATGTCGCTGATGCGTTCTATGTTGATAGCGGCCTCACATACTCAGGCACCGCTGCCTCGACACTGACAGGCGTCGAGCATTTGCGAGGTTTCGACGTTGAAGTCCTGGCAAACGGCGCGACACATCCAACGCGGCACCCTGCTGCAGACCCATCTCAGATTGTGCTGGAACGGACGACGACATCGGCGCACGTCGGCCTGCCGTTCACATCTCACCTGCTGACACTGCGGGTGGATGCTGGATCACAGGAAGGCACCAGCCAGGGAAAGACTAAACGCATTTCAGACGTGTCTGTCCGCCTGTATCGAACAGTTGGCTTGCTCGTCGGCGAAAGCTCCACGGTCAATGACCGCGTTCCGTTCAGAGATTCATCCATGGCGATGGATACGGCGGTGCCGTTGTTCACCGGAGATAAAGATATCGAGTTCGACGGTGGCTACGGACATGAGGGTCAGATCTACATAGCGCAGAACCAGGCGTTGCCGATGACGATCATCGGCGTCTATCCGAGACTGCAGACCTTCGATCGTTGAACCTCAAACAGTTCGAGGTCAGGCATGCCGAGGAGGAGATGGCCGGTGAGGAGCCGGTGCCAGGCTTCTATCTACATATGGCGCAGATGCGCGTTCAAGGAATGAGCTGGAGCGCTGAGGTCGATGGCAGGATCGTCGCCAGCGCTGGTCTGGTCCCGTTGTGGAAGGGAGTGGCCGAGGCCTGGATGATTTCTTCCGACGATGTCGGGCGGCATCAGATCAAGGTCGCTCGGCAAATACGCACAATGTTTGATGACGTGATGTGGCAGCGCGGGATTTACCGCGCGCAGGCGAACATCCATCACAAGTTTGAGAAAGCGATACGCCTGGCCGAATGGCTGGGCTTCGAGCGCGAGGGCCTCATGCGTCGTTTCGGCGTTGAGGGTGCCGATTATTTTAGATACGCGAAGGTTTTGGATGCCAGCCATTAAACTCGTACTAGCAGGCGTAGCTGCAGCAACAGCCGTCGTGGGCGGCGTTATGGCATCGCGGTCATATCGCCAAGCGGCCAAAACCGAAGAGCAGGTCGGCACCTATAACCAGACGCTCGCTGAGCGTGATGCGAAGATTAAAGAGCAGCAGGCGCGTGAGATCGGTCAGATCAATCTGCTCGATCGTCAAGATGACGCGCAAGAATTTGCAGACCTGCAGGCAGGGACGGAGCTCGCGCTACAGCACAACGGATGGATGCTGGAGGGCTCAGCCGCCCTGCAGCTCGCGTATAATGCTGACGAGTTTGAGGACCAGCAGCGCCGCAATGATTACGCCATGCGAGTAAGCGCAGATGCTCAGCGTGAGGGAGCGGTTCAAGATCGACTGAGGGGTAACCTTGAACAATTGAGCGGTGCATCGCGAGGTGCAGCACTTCGCACTCAGGCCACGCAGAGTCTGCTCGGCGGCGCGAGCAAAGCTGCCTCTATATTTATGAGGGCTTAGCCGATGGAGGTTCCGAAATATCGAGCAACGGCCAAGCGCGTGGTGGGTGTGCCGGGTCAGCAAATGACCGTGAAAGCTCCTGCTGGCGTCTTCTCGGCACCGGCACGGGCAGAAGCTGCAGCGTGGGAAGACCTGAGTAACAAGGCTGCACAGTGGGGTCAGGTTGCGTACACGCTCCACCGCAACGGCGTGATTGCTGGGGCGAAATCGAAAAATGAAGCTAAGATCGATGACGTATTTACGGAGGCGCAGCGTCAGCCTGTTAACGATCCCAAATACATGGACAAAGGCGGCATTCTCGGCTGGTTCGATGAGCAGATAAGCAATTACGGCAAGACTGTCGGCAATGACATCTTCGACCCTCTCACCAGAACTCAAGTGCAATCGAATTATGCCGCACACTTGGCTGATAAACGGCGCACCCTCAGCACGTTCTACGCCGGTCGCCTGACGAATGAAGCTGCGGCAGATATAGCCGCTGGCACAGAAGAAGCTATTACGGCTGCAGCAAATGCATTGCCGCCTGATTGGAATGGCGACACAAACACGCTGCCTCTCAATGTTATCTCAAATATTAACGCAATAAACGCGTTACAGGACACTGGGGCGAAGACCAACGTTATTGATTTCACGGCAGCGCAGAAGACGAAGCTAACCGCGCAGAGCAGGATAGCATTGAGCGCTGTCAATCAGCGGAACCTGATGGCTCGAACGGCAGATCAGGTGGAGGAGTTGCTGACGCAGGTTGAAGACCCCAACAACTACAGGTGGCTCAAGGTCAAAGATCGCGACCGCCTGAGAGGACAACTGGATAGAAAGAAGTACCGCCTTCTGCGAGACGAGCAGGCCCAGGAAACGGCAGACCGAGCCGAGCGCGCGCGGCAGTTGAAGGCGGATCAGGCGGAGAGCCACAACATACTATTGCTGAGAGCTGCGGACGGTGATTTGAGTCTTGAAGACGTGCGTGAAGTTGTCGATTCAAAACCCAACTCGCAAGGTTTGGCACCAGCAGCGACAGCCGCTCTGACCGTTATGGCGTTGAAGGCGGGGCCGCTGGAAAGCGATGGAATCTTCAAGAGCGCTCTGTATATGGATCTCGTGACGACTGCTTCCGCTTCTGAAGTAGCTCCGCAAACCAAAGCCCATGTGATTGATGGGCTGCTTGATAAAGCTCATAAGACGGTCGGGCGTGGCCGGGAGTCCTTGCTGACGCATAGTGATTATGTGGCCTTTGCTAAGTACGCGAAGCAGATACGCAGTGAAGAGAGAGATAGTGGCGAAGTGGCACGCTATCTGGGTTATGCCAGATCGGCAGCAGGCGAAACGCCTGATGGAATAGAGGAGAACAAGGTGCCACAGGTTGCGGAAGCGACTCGTATTTACTGGCAAAGTATCTCCGCAGGCTCAACTCCAACAACGGCGTTTAATGACGTTGTCAATAGCGTTCTAAACATTGACGACCCGCCACAGTTCCACCCGGCATACCTGCCTCGCAGCATCCCTGACACGGAATTCCCACGAGATGCGAGTACCTGGACACAAGATACTGTGACGGCAGCTAAAAATTGGGCGAAGGAAAATAGAGCTCGGCTGGGCCTCACAAAATTTCGGGCACTGTCGAAGAGCATCGAAGAGATTAGTGAATCAGTTCTGGGCCGTCAGCAAGACCGACTAGAAAACCTTAAAGTTACCACGCCGGGATCTTAAAAAATGACCGACGTATCAGACGCATCAATTGTTGTCGGCGACCTTCCCGATCCCGATCTGCCCAAGATCGATCTGCCTCAGATTGCAGAACCTGTTTATGAGCAGGAAGCGGGTGAGCCGCTGCGGATGACGCTGACAGAGGGTGTGGTCGAGGAGACAGAGCTTGAGCCCGTCGAGGAGACAGAGCTTGAGCCGGTCGAACCAATCTCCCTTCCGCCAGACGAGTATGAAGATCAGGATTGGGTGCGCTCGTATCACGGTAAAAGGATGGACAACCGTCGTGTGTTGACTAGTCCTGACGCTCAGGATTTCGAGAACCAGGGCATCGATCCACGCAACCTTCTCGATGACGATGCGTTCGATGGTGCCGTCAAATTCTACGATCGTGTGATGGAGCCCTACGCCGAAGTCGGTCGTACCATCCTCGATGTAAATCAGGAGACGGGACGCGCCCTGTGGTCAGGAATACACAGCGCAGCGCAGGGTTTTCTGGATATCACCCATGAGATGAGTGAACTCTTGTATGACATTCCTGGCACGACTCCTAATATTCTCCGACAGTTCGGCGTCGATCCCGTTGTCATCTGGGATGATCAGGGACTGCGTCTGACCGATGAGCGCCCTGACAATTACGAGGCGTACACTCTGCCGAAGTTCTTCACTGATCCGCAGACAATGGTCGGGCAGATCGGCGCTGATCTCACGCACTTCGTGGCGGCGATGGGAGCATTCAGTCTTGGCACGCTCGGGACCATACCATACGGCACCGCTCGCTTCATGGCATTGGGCGGAATCGCTGATGCGCTGTTTGATCCCGAAGAAGGAAACTTCTCGACAATGCTCATGGAGCTGGGTGTCGAACCAGATGCCGTGCTTTTATATCTCGGCACGCCGGTCGGTGAAGATGCGGACGCAGCGGAGCGTCTGGGGCAGCGGATCAAGAATGCGTTCGAGGGTGCTGCAATCGGCCTGCCCTTCGATCTTGCCGTGCCTTTTTTCAAAGCCTTCCAGGCGCTCAAGGGCAATCCTGACAACCGGCAACGGGCAATCGACCATCTGTCGAGAAAGCTCGGTTTACCGACTGAAGCAGCGCCTACGTCTGCTGATCTTGATGTTGCCATGCCTGCGCCAGCCCCCACTGGACCCAGGCAACTGCCGCTGGTGCCTGACGAGCCGCGTCAGACCGCTGCCGATCTTCCTGGTACGCCTGTCGCTGAAATGCCGCCGAAACCGCTTTTTGCACATGACCTGGACGAACTTGGCTTCTACTCCGCCGCCTTGCGTGCTGCCCGGGAGCTGAAACAGGAGAAGGGAACGCCCACGCAGATGCGGGCAGCGCTGCTTAAAGTTGCCGGTGTCAAAGAAGAAGAGCTCGTCTGGACGGGCCTCGATGACCTGTTTGATCGGCGCATCCTCGAGGGGAAAAAGGCGCGGATCACGAAGCAGGAGATCATCGAGCATCTCAGAGAAAATCGCGTGGAGATCGAAGAAATTGAAGGCGTGAAGGTCGAGCGTGGTGGTCGTGAAGACTATGAAGTTCAGGAAGGCAC